TTGAGGCATTATGCAAAACGTGTTATATCCTCCGCCGCTTTTCGCCGAACTCTTCTGTACCTGTTGAGTGCCTGCATTGGTCTTTGCCGATGTTCCACTTGACGGCACTCCTTCAATATTCGCTTTATCAACCCATCCGTAAACTCGTCCGCCGTCAGTACTAATCAGGTGGTATGGATGAATTGCCCAACTTCGAGTATTGATTATAGTGATCTTGCAAGTACTTCTTCCGCGCTTTGCAGCCGGTTTCTTTGCGTCCGACGAAACATATACATTGCCGCCCTTGAACACAACTATCGCACCGACCTTGAGAACAGGCTTGTTTTTCTTTTTCGTCTGTTCCTTCTTCTTTGCTTGAGGTGTGTAAGCACTTTTCGCTATTCGCACCTCTTTCAAGACCATACTATAGTCAGCTCCACCGGCGTTTGTGTTGGGATGAGTGGTGGAAAAAGACTGGATTTGTACTCCGGTCTCGATGTTCCGCCCACTGTAATTTATCAGAGAACCCTTTTTCTGCAAGCTGTATATCTTTGCGATAATATCTCCTGCCGTCAGGTTTCCAACATCAACTATTTTACCGCTGAGCGATATTTCTAATGGGCTTCTTCGTATCGACGACGTGATATCTATGCCGCTTTCTACTGGATGAGATGTACTCTCGATATCGCGGTTGATTTCCTCGTCTTCTACAAAGATGTAAAGTCCGTTGAGAATCGCCATTTTATCACCTCACGTGATTTGAGAAGGGGCTGTAACGCCCCTTCCCTTATATTTCTTGTAAGCGTGCTGATTTCCGCTCCATGCTGTCAAACGCTTCGTCCATCGCCTCGGCAATCCACTTCTTGACCTTACGTGCCATAGCTCTATCGTCGCTTGTACCGCTTATGGTGAGTTCGAAAGAAGGGGAATAGCTGTTATACTCGACACTGCTTGCACGCGCCACACTGTCGCTCTCAGGCGTGTACGATACGCCAAGCATACTTCCGGTTTGTCCCCACAGATCAAGTGCTCTTTGACGCTTGCTTGCAGACAGCGGGATGACCATTTCCTTCCTATTGCCTTCACCAATCCAGCCGGGTTTATTAACAAGCCCGCCGTTCGCATAGCCGTGACCTTGATAAGCTCGTGCCAACGAACCATATCTGGATTTTGCATATCGAATCGACGCGAGAATGTTACTCAGCGGGTCATAGACGCTCTTGTTGAAGCCCGCACGCGCGTATGACTTGAATGTCGGGTCAATGACTTGCATTAAGCCCTTTGACGGTGTGCCTTTTTTGGCATTGCTATCCCAAAGGTTTATTGCTCTCGGGTTGCCGCCGCTTTCTGTCTGCATCTGATACAGTGTCTTTGCGACGTTCGCCGCATTGTACTGCCCTTCCATTTTCAACGCGCGTATGACGGTTGACTTCCACTGCTTTACGCCGCCGGACGGTGTATAATTGGCAAGGCTTCCGACCTCATCGATGAGCTTATCAGCCCATTTTGGCATTTCGCCCGATACAGTCGAGACCATGCCTTTACTCATGTCCTTCGCGTAGCCCTTCGTGCCGTCATAGTTGACGAATTTCTTCATCACTGCGTTGATTAAGCCCTTCGAGTTATCGGCATACTCCCATATATCAACATCGTCTGTACCTTTCGCATAGCGGAACGTCGGTGAATGTCTGCCCATGAGCTTTGCGGTCTGCTCTGCTGTCAGTACTTTCATTCCCTTTGGAGCATTTGGAAGAAATACATTCTTGCCGTTCGGGATAAAGGCTTTTCCGTTCGGCATTTGAACGAGTTCCGCACCGTTGCCATCATTGACAAGCGCGTTCCCGCCTTTATGTCCGTCAGTGCCTTTTGCATACGGTTGCCACGGTACGACTTTCTTATCAGAGCCAAATTGCTTGAGAATCCAGTTTGCACCGGAAATAACCTTATTGACCGGATTGACAGACGCTATGACTGCATCTTTCCATATCTTTGCAAGGCTTTCTGCAAGGCTGTTGCCGGACTTTTCAAGCCCTTCGCCCATTTTGACAGGGAGTTCGGAAATCTTTTTGACGATATCGGATATCTTATCGTCTATAACTTCCGATACGTGCCTTGTCACGCTTTCGGATTTACTCAGGGATTTCCACAGAGCATTCAAGTTTCCGACTTTAAGACTATTTACCTGAGTGAAGAAGTCAGTCGCGGTTTCTGCAAAGTACTTTAAGTCATCGGCAATATCAGCAAGCTTTGTGTCGCCGTTTGCCCATGAAAGAAGTCCACCGCTCTTTGGTAAGCTGTCTATGTTTGCAAGAGCCTTGAATAATGCCGTCGTGTTGGTGAATGTGGTCTTATCGAATTGCGAGACCATCTTGAAGAACCCGACAATCTTTTCGCTTGAAAGCTGTCCAAGACCAGTGGCGAGATTGGTGTAATTAACATCGCCGGAGAACCAACCGACAACTCCGCCTTCTTTCGGGAGCTTTTTCAAGCCTGCAAGAGTGCTGAACAAGGATTTCGCATTTGTGAATCCCTGCTCTTTAAGCTTTGATACCGCACTAAAGAATCCGATAACTCTCTCACTCGAGAGCTGTTTGAGACCACTTGCGATATTGGCATAATTCACATCTCCAGAGAACCAGCCCACAACGCCGCCCTCTTTCGGAAGGCTCTTCATCCCGGCGAGAGTATCAAACAGCAGCTTGCCGTTCTTGAATCCGGTTTCGGGGATTCCCGCAATTTTGTTGAAGAATGTTGAAGAGCCATCAGCAAAAGCAGATAATTGTGTGCCAAGCTTGCCAAGGTCAGTGCCGCCCGTGAAAAAGCTGAGTATATCGTTCCCTGCCATTTTCAGCATAAAACTGCCGAACGAGCTAAAGAAACTTCCAATCCCGCTCATGTCTGCCCCTGCAAAAATCTCAAACATAGGCTTGAGCGATCTTGCAAAAGCAGTAAGATTTGCTCCTATTTTGGGAAGAGAGTTTGTTATGCCCTCTCCTACTCCACCGATGATAGAGCCGACGCATTTACCAATGACATTGAACACTTTTGCAAGCAATTCGCCGCCTTTATTGATGAAATCGTTGAATCCCGGAACTTGAGCTAAAGCTCCATACGCGACTATAAGCGCGGTTACTCCGCCGAGTACAAGCGCAATGTTCGCCAACCCTGCCAGTACAACCGGAATGGGTATTACTCCCGCGATTCCGGCGAACACCGTTAGAGCCGTTCCGACCACTCCGAGAATCAACATTACTTTAGCGACTTTTAGTATGGATTTAAGGTCACCAAGATCAGCTATCTTTGGAGCAAGCCATAAAAATACAGCCGTCAGTGCTCCAAGACCGGCAAGCACAATAGCCATGTTTGCAAGTCCGAGCGCTACTGTAGAAACCGGTATGTTCCCGACTTTTCCGCTAAGCCATGCTAAAGCCGCCCCAACAAGCCCCATTGCGGTAATAGCTGTTATGACCTTTGCGAACGACTTCATGTCACCGAGACTTGCAATTTTCGGGGCTAATTTCATCATTATTGCCGTGAGAGCTGTAATGCTTGCAAGAATGATAGTAAGGTTTCCAATGCCCTTTAATATCGTTTTCGTGTTGGCTTTTGCCAGCCCCTCAAAGACACCGGTAATTCCTCCACCGTTGCCGCCGTCTGCGCCACCGGGAGCTTTTCCGAACAGCCCGGATACCTTTTTGATTATCTTGTATAACGCAACAAATCCAACAAGGTACGGAATGAACTTTGCTATCGCGCTTGCCTTATCTGCAATCGCTCCACCGATTTTATCAAGTGCCGGGAATTCAGTGCCGAATGCTTCTGCAATCGCTTGTCCAAGCTGTTTGATAACTTCCGGTAATTCCCTTATTATCGTTTTGATGATACTCGGTAACGCCTTAATAAGACCTTTCAGCAATGCCGTTGCCGCCTTAATCAGAGGTGGGAGCAATTCATCAACGAGAACAGGGAAATGTTTTTCGATAGTCGGAGCTAATTTTTCAATCAATGTGCCAAGCCCGGATAATGCCTTTTCGACAGCGGGCATGATATTGTCCTTAAATGTCAATGCGGATTCTACGAGATTATCGACGCATTGATCAAAACTGTCGCCGCCTTGAATCAAAGACGGAAGCAGATTATTCCATGCAGACTTAAGAGAAGAAAGTGAGCCGCTTATTGTTTTGTCGGCTTCTTTGGCAGTCGTTCCGGTTATGTCCATGTTCTCTTGCACAGCGTGAATTGCTTTCACGATGTTCGAGAACGACATACTATTTGCGTCAACGCTCTTATCGAGTTTTGAAGCGTCTTTGATAAGACGTTTCATTTCCTCTTGAGTGCCGCCGTAACCTAACTTGAGGTTATCCAGCATTGTGTAGTTTTGCTTTGCAAAACCCTGATAAGCGTCCTGAATACTGCCCATGTCAGTACCCATTTTGTTCGCATTATCAGACATATCGACTATTGCAGTATTCGCATAATTTGCCGCCTTTTTGGTATCCCCTCCAAGGCTTGTAATAAGGCTTGCCGAGAACGATGTAACAGTATCCATGTACTCATTTGCAGACATTCCGGCTGTTTTATATGCGTCGTTTGCATAACCAACAACCGTATCAGACGACGTTTTAAAAAGAGTTTCTACACCGCCTACAAGCTGTTCCTGTGCTGCGTATCCCTCTATCGCTTTTGTGGTAAGCGCTCCTATGGCTTTAGCCGCTCCAGTAAGCCCGGCGGCAAGTGCCTTAAAGGATATGCCCGCCATCTTTTTAAGCCCGGTATAAGCAACGCCAGCCGCTTTCTTGCCGATGGTAGACAGTTGATTCCCGACTTTCTGTAAGCCGCTCCTGAGCTTGCTTGTATCAGTATTTGCGGTTTTCTTTACCGCTTTTGTAGCCTTATCCGCATTATCGGTCAGCTTCTTCGTGTCGTTGGCTAACCGTTCAATTCCGTCCTCATTTCCTGCGCCTTTAACCGACTTTTTGAGATTATCAAGTCCGTCATCAACGCCGCCCGTGAGTTGTTCCTTCATCTCATCGAGCATTTTGAGAACAGATTCAAGACCTTTGGAATCTGTGTCTATGTCGATTTGTATTACGTCATGCCGGATTACGTTTTCATTCGCCATAAACTACCTCCTTTCATAAGGAGTTATAAAACAAAAAGCACCCGAATCGGGTGCTTTATTTCTTTTTGGTCGCTTTCTTTAATTGCTCTTGTACGAGATCAAGGGCGATATTGGCTTCTGCAATTTCTTGCGGGGTCATGCGGTGAAACACCTCATCATAGGTGAAATTCGCATACTCACAATAAATCAGTCGCCATGCGTTCCAGTTATCCCTTACTTCCCTTGTTAGTCGGCTTTTCGACTTCGGCTTCTCGAAAATTGCCCTGCATCACCTCACGAGCGAACGCGACAACTTCATTGAATTCATCCAGACTATCGAAGTCGTCTGCTGTAAGCCCTTTCGGCTCAACAATCACGTTGTCGAACAGGTACTTTGAAAGCTTTTCAAGAGAAGTGTTGCTCGTTCCTTCAATGTACGAGTTGTCGACCGCCTTAAGTGCCGCCGAAATTCCGTTGAATTGTGCGACGTAGGTTCTTCCGCCGATTTCCTTTTTTGCCGTATAGAAGTTTGCCATAACTTTATCCTCCGAGTTATGTTAATGATTGTCTCCGTTGCTTATCTCCGTGTAAACACTCCGACGCATGATATGTATAGTGGAAGGGCGGTCGGAGCGCCGCCCTTGTCAGTTCGCGTTACCTATCCACTATATATAATTATATCACAATAACTTTCAATTGTCAAGACTATTCTGACAACTTTGTTATGCCGCGATAATGTCACCGTCATAAGCGGTGAAGGTGATTTCCAAGTCCTCCGCTTCCGCGCCGAGTGCGATCTCCGGCATTTCGGTGATGTTGCACATCTCGCCGCCAGCACGAAGACCGAGAGCTTTGTTGTTTATCCAGATTGGGAAAGACTCCTTACGATTCTTAAGCGAAAGCAGATATTGAAGCTGCGGGCTTGTGATCTGGACGGTGATGGTGATGTTGTAAATCGAGTTGTTGATTTCGGAACGTACAATGTCGCCCTGAGCACCTACGACGTTTTCTGCAAGCGCTTCCTCTTTCTCGATGGAGATCATATCTTCACCAAGACCAGTGATATATACACCGTCAACGACGACTGTGCAATCTTTGGCGTTGTATCGAGTTACGTTAGGCATATTATTATCCTCCTTGTAATTCAAAGGGGACGGTTGCACGTCCCCTGTTTTCATTTGAACCGATTATGTGCTTAAAGCTTTGCTTCACACATGATCTCAATGTAGTGAATTGCACCCTGCATCGAGTATTTTACAGAGCCGCCAAGGTACTTGCGTGCCGCTCTGTCCTCTTCAGTGGTCTGCTCACGAAGCGCATACTCCACAGTGAAATCCTCGATGATTCCTTTGTTTTGTGCGTCCTGCATAACACCGATAGCGGCGCTCTCAAGCAGTGCAATACCAACATTGGTATACGGCACTTTGAGGTTGTTGTTGAATACCTTCTGGGTTCTGTACTCGAGCTGTTGCTTGATATAGTCGTTACCATCGACGATATCAATATATTCACCGCTCGATACCTTGCCCTCAGAGCATACGCCATCACCGGCAGACAGCACGAAGGTAATGCCGCCAGCGGTATGCAGTTTTTCGATATCTTCCTCAGAAAGTTCAAGCGGTGTAAGCCCCTTGAGCGTGAGGTTATTCACTGTGTACGAACCCGGAGTGAGACCGCCGATTTCGCCAGCAAGAGCCGCGACAGGTACAGGGATATCAGCGGTAGCGGTGTAATAGAACACGACGGTTCTATCCTTCCCGGTAACAGTCGGAGTGATTGAAGTAAGCGACTGCGGCATATCGACATTTGCGAAGAAAATTTTCTCGACCTTTGCCGCTTCGATTACAGTTGCAATTGCAGTTACTGCCGTCGCGCCTGCTTCCTCTCCGCCATTGATTACGATAAGCTGTCTCCAACCCTTCGTGATATTGGATTCAGTGCCGAGCCAGTCATCCGCTCCATCAGTGCAAGAGCAAACTGCAATCTTTGCGGGCTTGTGGTCTTGCATAAACATGAGCTGCGCTGCTTTGTATACCTTCGAAGTCTTGTCGTAACCGGCGGTTGCCACAGCATCAATGCTTGTGCATTCAGTGTAAGCAGTTGCGGCTGTTGCGTTCTCTTCGAGGATGAGCGGATAGCCGAATCCAAGAGTACCGGCGACTTTCGCCATGTCGATTTTGACTCTTACGTCAAGTGCCATAATGTATTCCTCCTATAATTTCCTGTAATACAGGTTATTTTTGTTCGAGATCATGAATTCTCATTTCATGGTCATCAAGTGTTTTGTCGTGTTCGTCGAGCCTATCATAGATACGCCCATGCGATTCTTTGTTGGCTGTTTTCAGCTCTTTTATCTCTGCTTCGAGACTTGAGAGCGTATCGTCAAGCTTTGTGAGTGTCTTCACAAGTTTGACAAGCACAGTTCCCATTGCGATAAGAGAGCCTACTATAGTTATAAGCCCAGCAAGAATTTCCCATGTCATCGCCGTTTCACTCCTGATTTTATGAATTTATCCGTCTACATTACGGGTCGAATCCGAGCATATCTTTCGTAGCATAATCGCTGTGATAATGGTCTCCAACCGCAAGATTTCCTTGTCTTATGATAGAAACGCGCTCGCGAGAAGAAGAGTATCCAATCTCCACTTGTGCGCCAAAAAGCTTCAAATAGTGTCCTGCCGTTGCCGCTATTGTAAGTTCAATAACGATAATCGGGGAGACGATTTTCGCCATATCCTTCACAGTAACGGTCGTAATTCTTCCGGTCGTTGATAGTGAGAACGAGCCGCTTCCAAGTGTATTTCCGCCGCATTTTACAGAATATTGTCTCGTGCTGAACACCGACGTAGATATTGAAGTTGCCGCCGTTTTGAACGATATTGCCAACGAAGTTATACTCGCGTCAGAGGGTATCCCGGTGTCTATATACAGCGTTATTTTACTTGCTGTTGTCGATGTTGCGATTTGCGCGTATGCTGTATTATCGGTATTGCTGTATGCGTTTGATACGTTGCTGATATCAACTGTTCCAGCTATGTTGTATGGAGTGATTGTTTTCGATTTTGTGTACCCAGTAACGCTTCTCTCCAATGACAGCACATCACCGTAACTATCATAAGCAAACTTCCACGGTGCAGTAGGCGCATTCATCCATGCCGCTTTTCCGTTGCTATCGACTTCGAGATGTTTGCCGGAATCAGCGGAAGAAGAAGCGGGTATGCGATTATCGACATATGACTTAATTGCTTCATCGCAAAAAGGCAATTGCGTGTATGTTTTCTTACCATCGCCTATCTTCTTACGTACTTCTCCGTCCGCTGTATCGACCAATATCATTTCGCCATTGAGCAGTACCGGATTTTTACTCGTCCAGTTTGCGCTTGTATCGCGTTTGAGCTTAATACGAGCGTTTACCGTTTTTTTCGTAATAGTCCCTCCTTTGCACGGCAAACACCCCGTCGATTGACGAGGTGTTCCGTTTAATTTTCTTTATGCGTTAGATAGTAGCGTTGCCGCAGTCAAATATAAGAACGTCGCCTGTAGTCTGAACAAGGTCGTTGATATTGCCTGTCTTAGCAATAGCCGCAAGAGAGCCATCGAGAGCATCAAGGTCTGTTCTCAGCCCTGTTGTGGTTGTCTTGAGAGTTGCAATATCCTCTTTGTTGGTATTGATCTGCGTATTCATCGCCGTTGCGGAGGTGGTATGGCTGGAAATCCAGTCCGCTATCTCCTTGAGCGTGTCATACGACTTATCTGCACCGGCAACAATCTTTGCAGTCTCTTCTGCCGCGATTGCGCGAGCGGATTTATTGGCATCATCGCCAACCAGCGTTTCAACGGTGGTCGTGAGCGTGTTGACGGCAGCCTGCGCGTCGTCGCCAGCTTTCTTTGCCGCCGCGATTGCCGTGTCCTTTGCGTTAGCGTAGCCCTGTGCTTCTGTCTTGGTTGCATAGTCGCCGGTAGCCTGTTTGCCTTCGAGTGCGGTCTCAACGTCGGCAAAACTGTCAATGGTCGTGCCGTCCTTGATTGCGTTAATTGCAGTCGAAATCTGAGTAGCAACGGCTGTCGAGCCGACCAGTGTTTCGAGAGCGTCAATATCAGCCTTTACGCCGGTATCGTCATATTTCGGAATAGCAATCGCGCCGCCGGTAACATCTGCCCATTCGCCGTTGAGTGCCTTAGACTGGAGCTTGTAATTGTAATTGTCGACTTTTACGATCTTGTACTGTGTATCGGTGTCCTGAACCTTGCCGGAAATGTAGTCGGAAAGTCCAGTGATTTCAGAAGCCGCATAGCTCGGCTTTTCTGCCGCCTTTGCCCAGCCGTATACATCAGCCGCAAGCCCGCTTACGAACTTGAGCGCCTTATACGCGCTTGTGCCGTCGCCAACCTTTATGAGTATGGACGGCGCATTCTGTACACCATCCTTGTTGGACGGGATAGTGGCGATAGCAATTTCGCCCTTCTTGAGAACCGGATTGTTGGTAGTCCAGTTCTCATAAGTATCATACTTAAGAAGTATGCGAGTATTGATTGTTTTTTCTGCCATTATGTGTTACCTCCGTTAATTTGCCGATGAACCGCCATTGAGAATAAGCGTGTCCTCGGATTCTTGTACAAGATTGCTAACATCGAGCTTGTTCACTGTCATGATACCGTCAGCATCAACAGTGACGTTGTTTGTGCCGGTTGCCGACTTTACCGTACCAAGGCTTTCCCCGGCAGTCGGAATGTTAACGCTCTTTTCAGAGATCGCAAGTGCAACGCCGCCCACCTTTACATTTTCGATGGTGTTTGCCTGAGCGCCGCTCTCAATTCCTGCGAGCTTTGTTCCCTCTGCGTCCGTAATAAGGCGAGAACCTTCAACCTTATCGACCTTTTTAGCAAGCGCGTCAGTAAGCCCGGTGACCTTTGCCATTGCAATGTCAAGCAGAGTAAGCTTTTTCGCGTCGCCAAGACTGAATTGAGCAGTGTCAACAGAATCAATTGCGTTGACCTGTGCGCCCGCCGCAATGCCTTCAAGCTTTGTACCCTCTGCATTGGTCATCAGGCGCGAACCTTCAACCTTGTCTACTTTGCCGTCAAGCGCGGTTGTTGTAGCATAGCCTGAGAGATCGATTGTTCCGGCGAGCACGTCCCACGCCGTACCATTCCACGCGACATTATCACCAGCTTTAATGCCGTTAGTTTTGTCAGCCGCTTCGATATTGTACACATCGCCGGAAGAAGCATCGGTGGGAAGATCACTATACTTCGCGACGCTTCCTTTATAGTGATATACGCCAGAGAGCTTGCCGTCAATCTCTGTTTTGGTATAAACACTGCTTGCGTCCGCCTTGCCGGTCTGCAATGTTTCAACATCGGATTCAAGTCCAGAAACGAGAGTTTGAAGCCCCTCAACAGTAGTCGTATCGGGCTTTACCCACTCAACCGTGCCGTCAGCCTTTTTGCGAGGCTGTGCTCCTACTTCCGCTGCATCAAAGCCAACAATTTTAATCTTGCCGTCTTCAACAGTGATCGACTTCCCATCGCCAACCGGGACAGAGCCTACTTCTTTCAGCGTCTTGTCGGGCTGGATGATGTAAAGAGTAGCGACGCTATTCTCTACGACAACAACAGTCTGACCGTAGTAATATGTTGTTGTCGAGCTGCCCGCCACATCAGCAGTTGCCGCCGCCGCCGTAGCCTGTGTGAGACTTTCGAAATAGCTTCTTGCATCAAGCGGGAATGCGGAGGTCGGGTTAAAACTAACCGAAAAGTTCAGTTTTCCGAATTCAGCCATATTTCACACCTCCATCAGATTTGTACCGCATACGTGTTTGCGGTATCGTTTGCATTTGCGAAATCCATTGTGTAAACCTTATAATCTATTGCGGTTGCGCCGTTCGCGCCCTCAACAGATACTGTGGTCTTCGAGAAACTGGATTTGATTTCTGCGTTCATACCGTTCACGTCGGCAATAGAAGTTACATCCCTGAGCGTTGCAGGGTAAGCAATAACCACGCGAAGCGCTCCGACCGGGATTGTCACGCTGAACTTTGCACCATTGGCAAGAGCCTTGCCGGATTTACCGGTAAGTGCGCGTATAGCAGCCGAATCGACCGTATCTTTAGCTGTCATTACGCCATAGAACGAGTTTCTGAATCCGGTAATAGCTCCGGAAGTAGCAGTCTTTGTTCCAGCTTTAATCTGCCCTGCCGCATACGGGTTTCCGGTATTTGTTTTCGGCACTGTGCCGTCGCCGTGAGTTGCCTTTGCGGTGATTTTGTAATTGGTTGTATCAGTTACAGTAACAGCGGGGAAACTTCCGGACGCTTCGGTCGAAGTATTACCGGCGGTATCACTGATTTCCCATGCGGTAGCGGTGATTCCTGTACTGTCTCCGTATTGATAGTTACCGGCGTTGAGCGTAGCCGAATAAGACGGTGTAACCTCAGTACCAACCTCATACGCTTTTGCCGCGCTAAAAGTAAGCCCTACGGACGGTTGAGTGATAGTCGGGTTCTTTTCCTTCACGAAAATCATATCCCAGACTTGCTTGAGGTTTTTACCGTTCGCCGCTATTGTTGCCTGACCGTTCGTGAGTGTGATGTTGCCGATTTGCGACGTTGTGACCAAATCTTTACTGAAATACACCTTTTCAGCATCGATCTGCTCAATAGATGTGGTATCACCGAAATATTCGAGCTGATCCCACGTCTTTGTGCCGTCGCCCACTTTCATCTTAACGGTGCCGTCGGTGAGAAATTCTATTCCGACTTCACCTTTTAAGAGTACTTGCGAGCCGTTAGCGAGCCAATTTGCAGTTGAATCGTTACGAAGTACGATTCTCGCGTTCAGATTAGCCATGTGCGTTTCCTCCATTTATTGTTTCGACGCTATTCACGTCAATTTCTACCGAAGCGCCTAACGCTTCGTATTTCAACTCGGTAGGATTCCACTGATACATGAGTTTTTCGGACTGTGCCTTATAAATCACGTCAATTCTTCCGACCGAGGGGAAATCATAGTGCGTATCCGCATTGTATACACCTTTAGCATTTGATACGGCTTGCCTTACAAGGTCTCCGTATTCGCTTGTATTGGTGTCATATGGTACATCTACGCCGCTTTCTTCAATCGCAGCCTCAATGTCGTTAAAATCGGATATCGCTTGATATATGTTGTTTTTTAATGTTGCCATTTTTTACGCTCCATTAAGTCGTTTTCCAAGCTCATCATTAAGCGCGTCCGATTCACTTGTTTGCTTTTGGTTGCCTGTCACCGCATACCGTTCTACTCCGTCAAGACGAGCTTCAAGGCGGTCATTGATATCATCTCCAAGGACTACTTCTTTGATCTCTTCCGTCTCAGGCATTTTCACTTCATCGTGACACCAGAATACGCAATCAAAACCGTTGCGATATTCATAGCCATAAGTAAGTATATTGTCCCGGTTGGTTATTGCGCCGACAGATTGCACGATAACCTTGTTGTCGTTCAGATATGTTTGTCCGACTAATTCAAGCCATTCACGAGCTTTCATTGCAAGAGCTACGCTTTCGGCGTTATCGTCCGATAATGCCGTTATACTCCATGTGGTTGTTACTTGCTTACGGGCTATACCGTCATCCCATTCACCGTATGTTCCTCTATTTGCGCTCATGAGCGTCGTTACGGTATATGAAATGTATGGATAAGGCGGTAATTCTGCCGTTTGATTGCTCCGTATCACCGGGCAATCAAGATATGTCCTAAGCCCCTTAACAACCGTTACTCGCATTTTCTCGTAATCGATCATACTACACCGTCCAATCTATGCCCAAGTTTTTCTATGCTTTCGGTCATATTCTCATCCGGTGGCGGGGTTGGGGCTTTTTCAACAAGAGTGCCGTCCAATCTTTGCTCAAGTTTCCACACAGCGTCAGTCAGGTCGTAATCATGCTCTTTGTTCTTGAACGCCGAGCAGAATTTCAGCGTATAAGCATAAACGCCAGTGAACTTTGCATTCTCTGTGTTGTCTTCAACGCTATATACTTTGCCTTCATATGCAACTTTTGCGCCATTCAGTTTATCATCGATAGGTTTGAGCATGAATAGCCGTTTGTCGTTGGCAGTGTATGTCCCTTCCGAACGATAGACTTTGCTCTCTTTGAACGATATGATTGCTCCTTCCAAGTCTATCTTCTCTTGGTCTTCTGCCACCCAGTCTCCAGCATCATTGTAATACCCACACGTAAGAGTAATAGCGGTGAATGCGCTTTTGTATTTATTTATCAGTCTTGTGAAATTAAAATACTGCGGCATATATCATCCTCCTTTACTCTTTCTTCCATGTGATACTTTCGAGCAGTCCGCCTGTATCGATCAGGGGATTGCTACTGCCTTTTGCCAAGATAGTTGCGCTACTGTTCGGCGGGGTTGAGATGTCGCGGATTTTGCTTTTTATCGCTCCTGCCATTTGCTCACCGTACAAGTCGAGCATATCGTCGATACTCATGTCACCCGCTATAACTCTACCTAAAGCGCGTTCTGTTTGGTTGATAATCCGGTCGTGATTTTCGTCGTAGCCAGTACGGAGAAACGATCTTTCGGGGATTACTACTTTCGGTGTCAGCCAAAAATAGAACTGTAAATCGTCTCCTTTGCCCCTTGCAAGAAATTTCTCGCCGCTTGCCGCTGTAAACACGAACAAATCGGGAAAGTCTCTTGCTTTTTTGCCTACCGAATCGGGATGAATCGGAACGGTGAGGTATTTTGCTTTCTTCGGCTTGATAGTACAGCCGTATTCATGAATTCCGGCTAAACTACCATGCGTGTTCACCCTTCAACGCGCCGACTTTCACTCGCTTGCCATTCAGCGATTCTGTTGTCGCTGTCATTTGCGGTATTTCATCGACTTTCGTTTTCCATTTGATTCCCACGCCTCATCACCCCCTCATGATTCTCAGCATTCATTCCATCTACGCTTTGCCGGAACAAATCGAACTCTGCTTTTCAGATAGCCATTCAGCAAGTCTTTTGCTGTATCCCATATCAGAGTTGACTTATTTGTTTCTCCGAACGACTGACTCAAGCCCTCAATGGACTCGCTTACAACTCCCGCTCTCAATGCGTTAATTTCAACGAACTTTGTCAAAAACAACCTTGCACAAGCCGGGAGTTTGTCAATATCCGTTGTATCAATGGTGGTATTCTGTGCAATCCAGTCGAGAGCGGCGTTAACTTGCAATACCGCTGTATCGTCAATCGGGTTTATGCCGAGTTTAAGACTCGCTATTTGCTCCGCTGTCAGCATTTTTTCTGCCTCTCTTTGCTTGAGTTTTTTCAGGCTCTGCGGTTTCTTCGACTTTTGCCGCTTCTTCAGCTTCTTTTGCTTTTGCCGCTTCTTCCCGCATTCTGAGGATTGCGGCGGCATTACGCCTACGCTGATTCCAGAACGATAATGACATCGTTTATCCCTCCTATTCAAGAGTTACGCCCCTCATATTTCAGAGGGGCGTATTCTATTGTGGTTTATGCACCCTGATCGAGCTTGTGTCTCAGTGCGGCAATCGCGACCTTCTTGTGGTTGGTCTTGAGTACCCAGTTTGCGGGAGTTGCAAGCATCTTATTATCCGGGTAGTAAATGCCGGACGGATAAGTTGCTTCGGTATTCCACGAAAGTCCGCGAGGATGAATGACCATGCAACGGCGGTTGATGAGCACATCCTTTGCGGCAAGCTTATCACGGTCAGTCTCAGTGCCGATAAAGCCCTGAGGAGTACCGTCCTGACGGATGAAGCAACCCTGTCCGACGAAATAGGTATCGTAAACCGGGTTTGCAGCAGCCTTGACCTTATCGTCCTTTGCAAGGGTGTCAAGGCAGTGCGCCTGATACTGTGCAAGGTTAGCGTCTGTAATGGTAATATCGCCAGTCGAATCTTTCACATAGTTGTAGTAAGGCATACCGTCATCGACGATAACACGGTAGCCAAGATAGGTTTCAATCTTGATCTGGAGCGTTGCGTCGTATTCGGTCGCAATATCCTGATTCTTCTGGAGCTGTGTATAGGTTGCAGAGTGCATGAACACAACACCGAGAGAATTGTAATGGTCGCCGAGTGTCTGCTTAGTATCCAGAGCCGCACCGACGCTGATATTTGCAGCAGTGCCAGTACCGCCGGAAATGTTGTTTACGTGATCTTTCAGCGCACCGAAAGTCGGGTCAAGAACGCCCTTGAGAATGGACAGGTAAATAGCCTGTTCCTTTTCAAGCCACCAGTCGGAAACAAGATTTCCGATAGCCGCCATCGGGTCAGCACCGCCGAGAACGTGTGCAAGGTCGGTCGCGCCCCATGCCTTCTGTCTCATAAGCAGGGTAGCATTTGCCGCATCGGTTGTGACGTTGCTTACTTCGAGAGCAGTCTCAGAGAACACGTCATCGTCGCCGCCGAGTGCATTCCAATGAGGGAGAGTAATGAATCTACCGCCCTGAGGAGTGCCGTTGATAAGCTGCGCAACAGTCGCGTCAGAAGTAGCAATGCCGCTACGAACGAGCATCGAAAGTGCGGTTGTTCTGTCAAGCGTGTACTGAGAGAACTTGCTCGGTACGACCTGCATATTTGCGTACATTGTGTATTGATCTGCCATGTGTTAAATCCTCCTAAAATTTAATAAAACACCCTGTGGGTGTCTTTTACGATGTAATATTGAGGTCTTCAAAGACCTTTGAGATTTTGGGGAACTGAATTGCGAAGAAATCTATCATCTCTTCGTTTTTCGACCACCCTCTATCGTCTATCACGGCTGTGCTTTCCTGCAAGCCACTTTCGCCGAGAAAAGCATGGATTATTTCGTGACGCAAAGTTTCCTTCTCTGCCTTCTTGCAATATTCCTCTGTCTCGTCTTCCCATTGTGGGAATGTTTTGAGGTTGCCTATGCAAAGAACTTTATCAATGTTGTCACAATATCCATCTATTCCGCGCCTTTCGAATGCGGGTTCGTCTTTATAGTCTTTGAATACTATTTCGTATTCAGTTCCGAGAATGTTTGCTTTCATCACTTAATCCCCGCCGCCGCCTGTAACTGCTTTGCAAGCTCAGGATTAGTTGCTTCAAGCTGCATCTGTTCCGTGAGGGAGAACTGATCTTTCATATACGGATTCTTGCCGCCGTTAAGGGTATCGCTCTTCTTCGGCGTATAGCCGGAATCCTTGAAACGCTTATTCACTGCCGCTGTTACAGCTTTATTGAACAGCTCTTTGAAGCTCTTGACCTTGCAGTCGATTTCTGCTTCATCTGCGCCCATGACGAAATCGACGAGAGCAAACGCCGTTTCGCTACCGTCATCAAGTCCGGCTTCACGAAGTGACTTCTGTGCATACTCTCTGTTCATTTTGTCGGTCAGTGCCTTTTCGCGTTCCTCAAGAGCCTTTTCCTTTTCAGCCATTTCAAGCTGTTTCAGCTCATCGTCGGAAAGTCTTGCTTCCCGCTCCCTCTTGAGCTGTCTCTGCAAGTCGGCTTTTTCCTTGCCGAGCTTTGCCGTTACCTTATCGACTCTTGCCTGAATGATCTTATCGAGTTTATCGTAGTCAATAACAGGCTCAGCCTGTTTCTCATCGGTATCGGGTGTCTCAGTTTCGGTTGCTTCGGTCTGCTCTGCATTGTCGGTCGTATCGTCCGGCTCTGCGGTCTTTGCGAGAGTATCAAACTCTTCCTGAGAGATTGTTCCCGCTTCGAGCAGTTCTTTAAGGCGTGCAAGTTTCATAGTGTTTTCCTCCTCGCTCCATATAGAAGCACTTAAAATTTGTTCGATTCTCCATGTAGAAGAAACGGATTTATATAAAAAAGAACACCGTTTAGATGTCCTTGTTTTATCGATAGATTCTCACGCGATTATCGGCTTGCTTATCCGTGAGTGACGGCATTGCTATCCTTGTCCGATTGCGTAGTATCGTCGCTTCAACAGCCGCCGGACTATTCTCCCGATACCCGGATACCACCTTTAGTCTTATGGTGGGTACTTGTGCAGTTTGGATTAAAGAAGTCAGCACAATAGACTTCTTACACCGTCGGCAGTGCTACGGTCTGCCAGTCCGTCCGGCTTTACGGAGAGCACATCTTAGGCATTATCCATGTTTGGGCTTTGGCTCACATCTGAATCATGCGGTATTCTGTACGTCCGCCACATGATCGGACTCAGCACTACTCACGCTTGGATGGTAGTGTATGGAGCTGACAGCAGGAATCGAACCCGCAACCTACCGCTTACAAGGCGGTTGCTCTGCCTATTGAGCTATGTCAGCAAATATGAACGACTGTTTACAAAAACTTCAAATTATACTGTTGAATTTATACCGCTAAAGTGGTATAATATATACAGAACAAAGGAGAGCGGAACGCCACAAAGAACCGCAGAAAGAGAGAAACAAAATGAGAGAATATATTGCAACCGTAACTTACGTACCGCTTAACTACGAGCCGTCGAAAGGTGATAGATTCACCTCTCAGAGAACAACCATTAGCAAAGAGCTTGCGAAAGAATTAGCAAATCGTGCCGGGTTCACACTCAGCAACTTAGCAACAAGGAGCGCGAAGATCGTAGACAGGCGCGAAGAAAGAGGTATGAAAGTAACAACTTACATCAGCACTCACGACTGCTAAATCAATTCAAGCTGTGATATCGGCTATACGGTCAGAAAGGCTTACACCATGAAATACAACAATCTTTTCGACGCAACCGATACTCTCGGTAAGTATCTTTACTCTTTCGCTGGACACCGTGTTGATACCACTCACACATCGCATATGTTCTCTCTTATGGCAGGTACTATTGCTCGAATGAACAAGAATAAAGCGATAGTTTCTGAGAACTACGAAGCTACAATAAACGCAAAAGGCAAGTCGATTCCGGTTTGCGTCACGTTCTCTGGTCATGACATTTTCAAACCTGTTGACGTTGTAGTCAGCAGAAACTTTCCCGACTGAGCATATACTAAGCAATAGCAGAGCCCGCTGAATCAGCGGGCTTTATTTGTATATCTTCCCTGTACGGTTATCCCTTATCACGATACGTTCAAGCAACTCGAAATCATTGTCTCGCAGTACCTTCTTGATCTGCTTCATCGTTTGTTTCAATCGTTCTTGCTCGATGTTTTGCAACGCTGTGTATGCTGTTGCGTCCTTGTAATGCTCTTGATTATACATATTGTCCTCCCCTGTGTTGGCAGGAACGGTGGGAATCGAACCCACAATAGCAGGAGTCAAAGTCCTGTGCCTTACCATTTGGCCACGCTCCTATAGCGGGCGTATGAGTTTCAACGCCCTATTTGAAAGGAGAATGTAATTTGCTATTTAATCCCGCCGAAGTATTTGAATTTCTTTGCCCCTTTGACCATTTCATCGTGGGAATTTCACTTGACATTCATCAACATTTTTACATATGTTTTACCAAGTTCATCATCTTCGGTTATGCCGGTAATTGTAAAATCTGCGCCGCGTCTTATTAAGAACTCATATTCAGTATTTTTGAAGTCTTCGCCAAAATCATTGATATATGCTCCTCTCCCTTTGCCCGCTGGTATGCTGATATAGAACACGACAGGCTTTGTAGTAGCAACACGATTCCCACTAAGAACAGTAGTACTCATGAATCCATCATCATGATATTTACTGCCAACTAATTCAGCAAGTTCATCTATACCGCCACTATTCTCAAATAATATATCTAATGATTCTTGGCTCGCTCCTCTTTGCACGAGAATATTATCTTTCAAATCGAAAGTCGCGATTGCGTCGTCAAGCTGTTTTATTCGCTTTTCTACCCTGTTTTTTCTTTCTGCCGTCCATCCTTTTGTTGCACCACTGCGGTTACGAAGATAGCTATTTATATCTACATATCCTCCGGCTGCATACGAATAGATTGCGTCGCTTTCATCCTGCGACAGTTTTTTCTTCCACTGTGCATATTGGCTTCTTTGCTTCGCCAATATGTTGTTGGCGTTTGCATAATTGTCGTAATAAAAAAATTGGTTTATGGTTTCGCCATCGTAGAATTGCTTATAATTGTTTTCTTTATCAGTAGTTGTAATATATTTTTTTCTAATTGTCGCTTCACTCTTGCCCGTCGCCTTTGCGAACTCTTCAACGGTCATGAGGTTATATTCGAGAAAACAGCGGCAACGGCAGTCATTCGCCGCGTCTCCGCTTTGACCGGGGGCTTTTGTCTTGATACCATTGCCCAAATCGAAAAGCTCACCGACTTTGATTGTAACGCCCTCCATTTGTTGATGGTTTGCCGAGCCTTTGCCTTTTACGATCTTCCAACCGTGTTTTGTCTTTCTCCGCTGATTGGGACGTACTCGTTCGTCTTTCATGGTACGCCATGTTACCGCATAGATCAGGTTGCTATTACCCTTCATCTTGCTTTGAAGGTTCTCAGCGCAATCCATGAAGCCGCTCTCGACGTTCCTATGCGATTCTGTGCGGGCTATGTTCATTGCCTTGCTGTAGCTCACGCCGACACGCTCTGATATGCGCTTTGCCATTGTTTCATAGCGGTCGCCTTGCATAAGTCCGATATTGAGTTCCTGCTGTATCTGATATATGATTTCATTCCGGTGTTTTTCAAGTACCGGAGAGAGTGTGAGCTTGCTTATGTTGTTGTTCACAGCTTGCCGTAACACGTTCGGGTTTGTAGCAATGTCTTTTACAGCCTCTGCGAACTTTCCGGCTTTTTCGGCTTTTGCGAATGCTTCTGCCATGCCTTTATAGCTCGTCTTATATGTGTCATTGACAAGCTGCATGATTTCTTCCTGCACTTGCGGAGTCATGGTGTCAACGTTCTTTGCAATCTCTCGTAAAAACCGCGCCCGCTGATTCTGTGCATCCAGATAAGCTATATACAGTCGTCCGTCTCCGTCCGCATATTGGGTGTACTTCTTTGCAATAAACGCGCTCAGTTCATCATTCAAAGTGCGATACATTGCCTTGATTTTATCCTCGGTCAGCACTTCACGGCTTTCCTCTATCCGGCGTATCTCATATAGTAACTGGTCGAGACTTGTTTTGCTCTTTGGCAATGTATCACCCCCTTACTGTTATTTCTCTGTGCCTTTGTCTTTCTTGCCGTCTTCCTCCGGCTCGTTGTCTTCCTCACTGTCTGTCTGTTCGTTGTCTTGCTTGCCGACGTTCGCCATCATTGGATTATCCTGATAGAAGTCAATTGCGTCTTCCTTCTCGCGGTCTATGAGATCCATGATATAGTCAACGTCATCTACATTAGGCAACTGAGCAAACGCCCAACGTTTCGGGAATCCAGCGGCAATGTATGCCTGTACCATTTGAGCTTCTGCAAGCTGATCGTGAGGGAAATTCCTGTGAAACTCCATTGAAATCTGGAGCGGGTCAACCTTTATGCCTTTCTTTGCCCAGCTCGACGCAAGTACTTTCCACATATGCTGTGCGGCGGTCATTACATTTGCTTCAAACGCCGCGCATTTTGTTTCAAGCCCATGTAGCTTGAATTTGAGTGCAACACCGCTTGCTGTGCCGAATGTCTCATCATTGAGTTTCGGGGTCTTGCTGAATCGGTATATGTTATCCTCAAGCCGTTGTAAGTGGTGTTCCGTGAATGCGTCGTTTATATCCTTCGTCAGCCACTTAACAGGCTCTTGCAGTGGGTTTGAACCTACTTGCTGTATAACAAGTGAACCGCTCTTCTGCGATTTCTTTATTTCCTCATCGTCTATGTCAACACCAAATACCATGATTGCATGGACGAATGACTCTATCTCATTTGAGTTGTCCGATACCACTTTGTCATAGTCATCAATCAGTGCAAGCACCTTTTCAGCGTCGCCCAAACATTCCGCATTAAAGGGAATTCCTTGTAATGGGCAATAGTCGAATAAGTGCGGACGAACATCAACCATTTCGAGTGATTCAATATCGCCCTTGAATGTAGTGATATTCTTATCGTCGTAAAACTCAGCAATCCATTGCGTTACATCGTTTATGTCACGGATTGCATAATATCTGACTGCGAATTCCGGCTCTTGAATGCAAGTGTCGGATAAAATGATCGTCTCAAATCCGTTGACAGGCATTACGCGCTCTTGCCCTTCCTTGTCGATGTAAAATAATCGACCGGAATAGCCGTAAATGCTCGCATTCTTTGTTGTGACCATATCAACACCAAACATATTGTTTCGTGTTGTGAAATCCGTCAGTACCTTTGACGCTTCATCCACAGCCTTTTCCCCGCCTGTGGATTCTTTTGCTTCATCAGTATCGTTGTAGCTATATGAAATAGGTTCACCAGCGAAATATCCGGTTGTAAAATCGGTTATCTCACTAAAGAAGTCGTTATTGACCTTGTTATTTATCGGGTTTTCTTCTTCCTCGAAATGCGGTTGCCTATCAAATATCGGAACGCCGCCCTCTACCGTTCTGTAGCGGTTGTACAAAGAGCGGTTATACATTGAATTGGGTCTGTGCTTCTGTATGATTTTATGAAGTAGCTCTTTTGTTATCCCGGATTCGCGTATCGCTTCAATCTCAGCCGTGAAATTGGGATAAAGCTGTAATTCATTTCTTGGCATTCTTTTTCACCGCCTTTTTTCTCCTGTAATTCGGGAGCTTCTTATCAAAGTAGACGCTGCCATCCGGAAGAACTGTAAGACCACAATTCAAGCAGACTCTCACGTCGTTTATCTTCTTTGTGTTGCTATGTGTACACATATTATAGTCTCGTCTTTCCGGCTCTCACCCGTGCGGCTAATATCTCGTTATTCAGCGCATATCTCAAAGCATCGATCAGGTGGTTGTTTTCATCAACAGGCTTTGCCATTGCATTTCCGTATTTGTCCTCTTGCCAGTGATATTGTTCTATCTCGTTCTTGAAGTTCTGACAATGAACGTCAATGATAATTTCATAGCTTTGTAACCACCGTATACCACGATTGATACTATCTGCGCCCTTGACCGCTCCAACCGCCTTAATGTTGTTTGTGGCAAGAAAGTCAATTGTTTTTGGCTCTGCACTATCGCAAATGAGATATTGATTTCCACAAAAGTTTCTGCATACTCTCAATAGCTCATCGTCATTCATGCCCGCCTGATACCATTCGTCGAACACATATAGCCTTTTGCGTGCTCTGTCGACGTGTACTTTTATCAATGCGTTCGGGTCGTCCGAGAAACCGAAGTCACAGCCCTGACGTATTCTGTCAAAGCCCGGTATCTGCTCTTTCAAGTCCTCAACGCGCCAATTCTTAAATATGACGTGACCGAGTACACCCCAATTACCGAGTGTATATACGTTGTAGAAGTAGGGGTCTGATTCATCTTCAAGCAGTCGTCTATCTTCATCCGTCAGGAATATGTTGTCTTTGTATGTGGTCTTGACGATCAGAAGGTCTTTGTCTTCATAGACGTTTTTATCGTCCTGCCAACCGCCGAAATAATCCTTGTAGATGAAATGCGTTTTGAGTATCGGGTTAAAGGCTAATAAAATATGCTTGCTTTTTGGGGAACGTCCACGAAGACGTTTTTTAAGCTGTAAGATTGCCTCACGCTTTACCTCTGTTGCTTCCTCTACGAATACACGTTCAAGCACTCCATCAGCCGGAGTTATACTCTTGACCTTTTCAGGGTCATCCAATCCGGCAAACAAGATTTGCTTGCCGTTCAGCAGATTGGTTATGACCATATCAGAAGCGTTTACTTTGAAATATTCTCTAAGCCCCATTCTTGATATGGCTTTGCATATCTCGTTGTATACGCTCTTTCGTATCGTTCTTGCAACGTTACGGCATACAAGCCAATTACACCCATCGAGATTATCCAGAATGATTTTCTGACAGATAAAGAAGCTCTTGCCCGACGACGAGCCGCCATAGAATATTTGCATGAACTGCGGTTTGTTGAGATACGGCATATACGCCGGATTGATTGCTACTGATATATTCATTCATCCGTCACTCTTCCATATCCGCAGGGGTTGCAGCCCTTATGTTTATGTTGATTTCTTTTCCGTCTATATCGCTCTGTATTTTCTCTGTCCATATACCATAGTTCTTCCCAAGCATTTCAGCCGCTTTGTTCGCGTCCGCTATTCTCGTCGGTATCTCAACGATCTTTGGCGTTTCTTTCTCTATGGTCTTCCGTTCCCGCTTGCCTGTATCGGGATTCAGCACCATGCCGGATACCTTTTCTTTTATCACGACGACTTGATTTTCTTTTTCCTCACGTCGCATGACTCGTGTGTAGTATTCAAGTATCTCTTGTATGTTTGCTATGGTCGGTCTCTCAACCTCTTTTAACAATTTCGCCTTATATTCAGAAACCTTAACGTTTTTCAACAGTCTTGACGCTTGAGCATCGGCAGTCTTTTCGCTATATCCTGCGGCAATCGCGGCTTGTCTTGCGTTATGGTTATTCTTGATTAACTCTTGTACGAATTTCTTTTGCTGTTCAGTAAGTTCACGATTCTGTGGTTTCTTGTTCGCCACAACGCCCCCTCCCTTTTCAAATAGTTTCAAAGCGACGCATTCAGCGCCGCTCTCTCGTAAGAATATAGAACGGCACAGTATCAAGTACCGCTATAATAAGTTTAATGAGGTATTGCCCTATCACCATGTTTAACAGAGCAACTTGATTATCAAATATCCAGCCAAAGCCGAAACCGAATGCGATTATAATGAATATCGCCGTGTCTACAAGCTGAGATAACATTGTACTTGCATTGTTTCTTATCCACTTGCTTTTGCCATTGGTCTTTTCTTTGAGCGTGTGGAAGATATGCACATCGAGATATTGACTTGCGAGATAGGCTGATAAGCTTCCGGCAACGAATACCCAGTTCTGACCGAGTAGCTTTACATACGCCGCTTGCATATCCATATCAAGATACGGTGTATAGGTTGTTGCCGCAATAATGAGAGTTGCAAGCACTTGACCGATAAAGCCATATTTGACGATTTTGTTTGCTTCTCGCTTGCCCCACATTTCCCCGACAATATCGGTAATCAGATAGCAGATCGGATAGCATATCACAGCCCCTGCAATTGTTACCGGATTTCCAAATAGCGTTATGCCTGTATCAATGACCTTTCCTGTTATTACATTTGAGATAACGAGTGAAACGATGAATACGATTGTCAGGATATTGAGTGCTTCCGGGGTTCTTCTCAAATGTCGTCACCCTTTGTCACTTTGACATGAAGGTGAGTATTACTGAATGCTTCAATGGTTACTTTTGTTTGCACCGGTGCATACAATTGAAGTTCTTCGTAGATATCTTTCGCGGCTTCTTCAATCGTCAGGCTGAGACCGCTCAATCTATTAAGATATTGGTCAAGGTCGATATAACCCATATAGTATTTGTCAGGCACAAACTTTATTGTGACATCAGCCGTGTAATAGTCTTTGCCTATAGGGCAATACAGATTAATGCGTTTGTCCGCTTCAATCAGATTGATTTTTTGAAGGTTCTTTATCAACTTACGTCAACTCCTGCTAAGGTATTTTTGATACTTAATCCATTCGTTGAGAGTGATAAGCTCAATTTCTCTCTGTTTGTCCTTACGTGTTCCGTGATTTGCGGGAGTGATCATTTTCATCTGCCCATTTGAGTACTTAAAAAAGCTGCCAAACCTTCGGCAACTTAACCATGTTGTACTATCAACGGAATAGAATTTATACTTTGTTACGTCTTTCGGCGTGAAGCCTAACCCATGTACCTTTGTCCCATTGTCGTATGCATACCTTACCATTTTGCGAATGATAGGATATTCATTCCGTTTGATATGCTTGATAGCAAATCCCCCGATTGCTATGTAGTCATAGTCGTTTACGAGCCGTTTGAACTCTTCTATTCCTCTTGACTTATGCCACACCGGAATGGTTTTCTTGCCTGTTTCCCGCTCGATCTTTGCGCGTATGCGTTTTACTTCCTCATACCCGACTATCACATCAATATCAAGCTCGAAGAAGTGATCTACGTCATTTTCATTGATGAATGCTATATACTTGCTTATGTACTCATTCCAATTGACTTTCCCCTTCGCCCCATTCATAAAGGTGAATGCTCCGCTGTCGAGCAGAAACAAATCAGCGCTTTTGATCAGCGGCTTCTGAAATGGTCGGAAATAGTAAAAACTTTCAAGCACGTATGGGACATTCTGCAAGTGAGGTCTTGTGCTATCAAATACGCCCGCCGTTCCTGCAAGGCATAGCTTCATAGTTCAAACTCACAGCCGCATGAAGGACACTTTGCTTTTTTCGGCTCTTTCTCTTTCGGCTCTCGTTCTACAAGAAAGTCTTGCAAGTCTTCATTTGACATCGGGTCGAGCATATCTTCGAGTTCCCATTCTTCAAACCCTGTAAGTTCGAGATCAAAGTCAATGTCTTGTAAGCTCTCCATTTCAGCGCGTAGAAGCTCGTCGTCGAACCCTGTGTTCATGGTGAGCTTGTTATGCGCTATCGCGTATGCCTTTCTCTCCTGCTCCGTCAGGTGGTCAAGCCGTATGCAATAGGCTTCTTTGTAGCCGAGTTCCTTCAATGCAATGTAACGCCCATTTCCGACGTAAATCACATTGTTCTCTCCTGCTATTCCGAGCGGGTCGATATTCCCGAATGCTTGAATGCTATTCTTAATCTGCTCGATCTGTTCCGGTGTGTGCTTCTTAGCGTTGTTCTCATATGGTGTGAGTTCTTCAATGCCAAGTTTAATAATCTGCAATAATACCACTCCTTCATAGTAGTGCTATCACTGCAAACATTCACCCCTTGTTTACGCCGCCGTCTCCCGCCCCTGACAATATGCGCGGTGTTATTTCCCTGATATCCATAATAAAACCCCACTCAGCATACGCCGAACGGGGTTAACAGAAAGAGAGCAATTTAAGTATAGATTTTCACTATACAATATTATATCATACCGTACTTTTTTTGTCAATACGTATTTTTCACAATTTTGCGCCTTTTCTTTTGCTGATTTTGCATAGTGCTCCTCTGTATAGTCTGAAAAGCCGTTGTTCGTTCCACTTTTGAGCGGGAAATTCGCCTATCATGCAGTTCAGACAGTTCTTCCATGAGTTCCCGCTATAGAATCGATACCTGAGCATTGTTATTTGCTCAACAGATATGTTTGCTTCCCTACAGATAACATACATCACGTCCCATTTTTCATCTATATCATGCAACAGACCGTCGCGCTTTTCGGTCAATTCCTCTGACTTAACGATATAGTCCTCAATGGAGTTCCTTGCTTCTCCGCCACCTCTCGGCATATCGGATATAACTTGAGCTTTCGGTTGGGTCATCACCCTTAACTCCTCTATCCGCTCTTCAAGGTTCGCAATGCTTCTTCGCAGTCTCAAGATTTCGTCCAGTTCTCTCATTTTGCACCGTCCTCATCTGCTAATATTGCTTTTATGCGGCTACGTGTGCAACCGTTCAGCTCTGCCAATATGGTTATATGCCTTGTCGGGTCTTCCGCATTCTTATGCCTATAGCGTATTTCTTCATCGCTCATCGGCAATTCGTCTCCAGCCGGTAATTCGTTGTTCCGCCTTTTTTGGTTCTTGCAATGCTGTTCATATGCTACTCGCCTGAGTTCTCGATTCACAGCAATACGTGGCTGCAATATACCTTGCTTTTGTAGCCGCTGTATCCGTGCTCTCACACTTGTCTCTGTAGCGTTAAGCATTTTTGCAATGTACACGTTGGTGTGTCCCTCATTGTATGCCTTAATGAGTATCTGATTTTCTTCTTGCGTCCACTTTTTATGTTCGACGTTTCTCATCTTCTTACTCCTCGTCCATATCGCCAATCTCCCTTATGTAGACCTTGACCTCATCTGTTTTACCGTTTTCTATCGTGTGATAGATTTGCTTGACGTACCGGCGGCTGTCATCTTTGAGAATTCCGTTCTTCACCATTGCGTCAAGGATGAATTTCTGACTGCTCTGAATGTTATCTACGTCCCGGCGGTTAGTAGTCTCATAGAATATCATGTTGATAATACACTGAGTTGCAACCGGCTTTAGCGTTCCTGCCGTCAGTGCTTGCTTGATATCCCATCCGATAGCTTCTTCTATGTCCGCCTTGAACTGTGCTCCGGCGTATCTGTTCGCTCTGTTCTTTTGGATGACCTCATTCAGTGAAGGAAGTTTCCTATGGATTGTGAATTTATTGATATGCGTCTCCCCCAATCATAATGTTTCGTACTGACACATTCATCCCAGCATGAATGCTTTCATTTTGGCTAACGCTCTTCTTTGTATTCTGCCAACCCACGGCTGTGTTAAGCCTAATATTTCCCCGGTTTGCTGTTGCGTTTTGCCGTGATTGAATACAAGATCAATTACGCTCTTTTCACGGTCATCGAGCACATTAAAGGCTTTGATAAGGTCTTCATGCTCTTCGAACCGTTTTTCGAATTCGCTGTCGTCCGATATCGTATCCTCAAATTTCGTTTTCTCGCCTTCGCCATAAACCGGTTCGTCGAAAGACTTAATGACTATGCCATTCTTTTTCCCGATTGTATCTCTGAACAGCATCTTTATTTGATTCCTTATGCAATACGCACCATATGTTGAGAACTTGTATCCTTTGCTTTCGTCATATGTTTGCGCCGCTTTTACAAGCCCGATGTTCCCTGTAGAGACAAGATCATCATATTCAATGCCGCGCCCCTTGTATTCCTGCGCTACCATGTGAACGAGCTTCAAATTGTCTTCTATGAGATTCATGTTATTACCTCATCAGCAATGCTATAGCGTTAAGCACATGGAGTGCAATCCATATGAACGTCAATGCAATCATCGGCGGGTCTTCCCAGTACTTCCTATCAAATAACGTCGTCACCATGATTAGCACTGCGAATACGATATTGAACACTGCTAAGGCTGTATATGTCATACGCCAATCACCTCCTTGAAGCCCGGCAGAGACTCAATCCACTTGCAGAACTCACGCCACTCCGGCAATCGGTGTGCTTTCCTCTGCTGATAAATTGTCTTGAGTTGCCTGTAATTGGTTGTCATCCCTGCTGTAAGCCGGAAGCCGCATGGATTTGTATACAGTACTCGTAAGTAATTGTCGGGCGTAGGGTCTTCGTTGTACTTTGCCACGAGTTCCTTCATGATTGCTATGCAACGCGAATCGACATATTCGATATACGCTTTGTCGAGATCGAATTTCGTTATTCTGTGCATTGTGGATTGTGATGAAACGAAATCGAAGAAATGATACCTTTCGGCTTCAACCCACGCCTTGTTTGTAAACGTCAAATCGAACTGCACGATTATTCCAGTCAAGAATTGATCATGCCCCGTGCCAGTAGCACATCCGGCGAGTGCCTTTGTCATCTTAGTAATTTGAGTCGTACATTCATCAACATTAGTTGACATCGGATACTTCGACCGCTTGACGCTTTCCTCATATCCGTAGACTTTTACGTTCTCACATATTTGCATTGCGAAACTCCCTTCTATATCTCCCTATGTATTTTCGAACGGTTTCAGGATTCCTTTTAAGATGAGAAGCAACTTCTTTGTAATTGTCGAAGCAATGTTCGCGAATGTAATTTTTCTCATCATCTGTGTATATTGGAATTCCATCAATCGTTTTCTGCAACCCAGTTTGGAACGAATGTAAAGTGTTTTCGCTTCTCGTAACCCATTCGAGGTTGTCAGCGGAATTGTTTAATTTGTCGCCGTCCTTATGATTCACATAGCCCTTGCCGGGTTCGTGCGGGCAAAAGGCAGTAGCAATAATTCTGTGAAACTCGATGTTTTGTTTGTGAAATATGCCTTGCCGATAGCCGCATCGGTTTACACTGCCAATCATCGTTTCGCCATGCAAATTGAAAATCATTCCGTTTCGGAACGCCACGTAATCATCCATGAAGACAACTCCGTGACTTGGGTTAAGCCCATATTTCTCAACGTTTGTGCGAAAACGGTTCAGACGATAGCTGATAGCGGCTTCTTGTGCATCAGAAACTGTATCGTGTGTACCTAAATAAACATACTTGCAGTGATTAGAGCAAAACGCTTCGAATCGTCCGTTACTCGTTTGTCTATAGCTCGCTCGTTGAGAGTTCCGTATGGCGGATTCCCATTGCTCGTCATTCATTGTGAGCATCATTGATTTCCTTCGCCTTTCTCTTGTATTCGCTACAAGTTCCTCCACATTTTTTCTTCGTGCAGTTCAAGCAGATATTCGCAAGCCCTGCGTCGCGCCTGACAGGTTCTTCGTGCCCCTTTACACGATTCGGAAGCGGGAATTTTATTGGGTTATAGCTAATCCTCATCTCTCAGTTTCTCCATATCTACGCCGATTTCTTTCAGCTTGTATTCTGCCGGAAATGTGTCGTCACTCTCGAAGAACCGCCGCATTTCCTCGTATTCTCTGCCAATTGCTTTATAGGCTCGCTCTAAGCGTCCTTTGCCAAACCCGAATTCAACATGAAGCGCCCATAGAATCATAGTGTCAAGCCCTCGCATATATGCTTTCTCTTGCTCTATGATTTGTCGCCGAATTTCTTTCTTCATAGCGGCATTGCTTTGAGAAGACATTCCGTATCGTGCTTTCATATGTTCTCCTTTGGCTCGTAATATGGGCATTGTCTTTCCCATACTTCCGCTTTCAGTGACTCATTTATTGGCATCGGAATATCAAGCCACCTCATGAGGTCTCTCGGTGCAATGCACCATGCTTCCGGATTGATCTTCCCTTTTTCCCAAAGAGATTTCCTATAGTACTTACATTCATCGCAACGTGTTATTTCTTTCATGGTTACTCTTCCTCTATGACTACTGTCGCGTTACACGTTGGGCACTCTGATTCGAGCGTGAAGTCGTTGTGAGTGTCCTGAGAAAGGATATAATCGTCTTCGTCTGCGTCGAACACGCACCCACAGTAAGGGCACTTGAACCGTCTCGTCGTATCCTCTATCTTGCCGGGCTTGATAATCCTTTTCATGTTATGTACCTCTCATGATATTTCTTCCATTGCCGCTTCGAGTTCTTCAAGCGGTAATGTTTTTGCGGTCTCGTCTTTGTAGCACCATGCGTCGAAATGGTCGAACTTGCATCCCTTGCACGTTTCATGCGATTTGCAATACTTTCTCAAGATAAGCCCTAACCGTTCCTGCTTTCTAATCTTCTGCCTTAATATTTCGTTCTGCTTCATATCATTCCTCTTTTTCATCAAGACCAAGTAGCTTCTTCATCTCATCGTATTCGGCTATAACCTTTTTTCGCCGTCTGTTCTTACCGTTCACTTCAATCGGGAAACACCGTTCGATTATGCGGTCATAGATTCGTGCATTGCCGATGTCCGTCGGCGTTTTGATTTCCTCTATCGTCATGTTTGTTGTGATAATAAACGGCAATCCTGCGCGGTATCGGCTGTCGATAATGTTATATACAATCTCCTGCATATACTCGCTCTTTCTCTCAGCCCCAAGGTCATCTATCACAAGCAATTGGAACTGATTGAGGCTGTCTATGTATTCCTGCTTGCCTTCGAACTTCCCCTGTATGGTATTCGTCAGCCTTGCAAAGTTCGTAACAAGCACCGGATACCCTTTGTCTATCAGCGCATTTGCCACTTCACACGCCGCATATGTTTTCCCTTTGCCGATACTTCCATAAAGCAGAAGTCCCTTGCCGTGCTTCTTCAACTCCGCGAAATTGTCAACGTAATTCCGCATTGCTTTTGTTATGCGCTCATTTGCCATATCGTCATTCTCGAACGTCCAGTTCTGCATATCACTTTCAGGAAATCCGGTTTTGCGGTATTCTTTCGTCCGTCTCTCGAATTCCTCTCGCTTCATTGCCGCTTCCTCTGCGTCGCGCTTCTCCGTCATACATTTGCACAGGCACATAGGACGGCGTACAGCTCCGAAAATATTCACCTCTGTCTGTTTCTTCGTGTGACAATTACCGCAATAAAGCAATCCGTCTTCCCCGATGTAGTCCCCCTCATTCGCCTTTATGCTGAGCTTCCCCTGCTCGATAATTCCGTCAATTGTCTCTGCTAAGTTCATGGTCTGCCCTCGCTTATTTCAAAAATGCAAGATCGTCTTCCGCAAATGGGTCTACGGCTACATTACAGCCGTTTGGGATATAGTACTTTCCATTTTTCACCTCATATTCCTTGCCATTAATCACTTCTCTTCGTGCGCCGTATTGATTGCCTTGAGGTGGTGCATAGCCGTTTGCCTGATCTTTGAGCGGATACACTGATTTCCAGTTGTGCATGATTGCCGTTTCAAGCATCTGCTTTTGCCGATCTATGCTGTTTGGCTCTAACTCCTTGACTTTGCCTATCAGCATTTTCAACGCTCTGTTAGTCATCGGCGATTTGTTGAGCTTCCGCATTTTGATATATTCGCGGTACAGCTCCCGGAGTTCTTCGTCCTCTGTTGCGTTGTTGATAATGCTGTCGTATGTGTCTGCCGCAGGGGATTCTTTCTTTCTTTCTTTAGTATTATTTTTAGTGGATGAGTATTTAGTAGAAGGATTTATTTGCTCTGTAGTTGAATACTCGCCCTCTTGTAGTTGACTACCACACTCTCTTGTAGTTGAATACTCGGCTTCTTGTTCCTTATCCTTGTTTTTATATTTGGTATCAATCAGCTTTCCGTACATTTTTCCAAACCTATAGTATGAATATGTGCCGCCTTCTCTAACAATGGTACGTTCTAATATCTCGAATTCGCACATCTTTTGAAGCCTGTCGGCAAGTGCTTGCTTTTTTATATCAAGTAGCGGCAAGTCTTCAATCATGTTCTTATACGATACCCACACATATAGAAGACCATTGATTTCTGTCTTCCTCATATTGGGGTAAAAGTCCACAATCCACCGTAGAATTTGCAAATCGGTGCAATCGAGCTTTATCTCTTTTGTTTTGCCTTTTTTGTCGCTTATCGTTTTTCTAAATGTGACGGCAGCTTCTTGACTGAACCCATTTATTGAATATTTCACTTTTTGCCCTCTCTTTTGTATGACCGTAGTATTTCATTCAAGTCATTTTTATCGATATACACACGACCATTAAAATTTTCGAGTTCGATTCCTAAACGCTTTGCGTCCTTTTTCAACGCCCAGACGGTATAATCGTTACAACCGGCTTCTCTTGCTTTGCGCTTGGATACAGGCAGTCTATAGTACGACTCTGCTCCCATATATTTGTTATACTCAGGTTTGTATTTTGCTATATAAAAGCTTTCCAACTCATCAAGTTCCGACTCATCGCAAGGCAGTATTTTCACGTGATCAAAAGCCTTGTCTACCGAATGTTGGAATGGTCTTCCTAACCCCAGTTTTGTTTTGCCTACATATGCCACTTCGCCATTCTTCATGAGAAAATAGATGAATGATTGCTGTGGCATTTCAAATTCAATTATTCCATCTGCTTTTTCATCGAATTTCATAATTCCCGTCCTAAATATAAAAGCCTCCAGAATACCCCGAGGTTGCGGCTCGGAATATCCCAAAGGCTAAAGGTTGCAGCTATTCGTAAGTCGTAGTCAGACCGCAACTTCCGGCTACAACCTTCTGATATAATTATACCAGAATAATATTAAATTTTCTACAATTTGTTGTAAATAGTCTGTTAAATGTGTCGTTATGGCACATCGAAAGAGTTAATATCCGACCTTCTCAAGTGCATACTCTATCTGTTCGTCTGTAAACCCGACAAACTCAAGCTGTTCCGCAAGCTGTGATCTCGACATTCCCATCACGTCAAGCAGGTTCTCAGCGCATTCTGCCGCTTCTACATTCCAGTCAGCCCCGCAATTGTCTGCTCCGTATGTAGCTTCTTCGGTCGTATACCCTTCGAACTCAAGCTGTTCAATCATCTGAGTGCGTGAGAGTGCTAATGCGCTTATGTACGATTTTGCGCTCTTTTTCGCATTTCTCTTCCCGATTGTCGTGCTATCATCGTCCGCAGTGCTTTTCTTGCTATCGATCTTTAAGATTTTTTCTATCGTCGATTTGTCTTCGTCAATGTGTGACCGCTGTTCTTGCTTGACCGGTGCGGTCTCGATGATTGACGGCTCGTCGTCTTTGTAAACAGTTACGATAGCGAAAATTCCCACCGCCGCAACGGCGGCTGATAACAGTGCGTTGAGTATGCTGAGTACCTTGTTCATGATGTTCTCTCTTTCTCCCCGGTAAGTCAGATAGGACAACTTTCATTCAGCCTTATTCTTTAGAAGGGCAATTCTTCCCCGTCCTCAAGCGTCTCAAACATTGGAGCTGTGGTAGGCTCTGGAGCGCTTATAGGTGCGGTATAGGAGGGGGGCATATAAGAAGTAGACTGATTGCCTTCCTGCGTCTGTTCGGCTCTTTTTTCGCCTGTAAAGTGTGCTTTTGAAGCAACCACCTCAGTGACGTACCGCTTCGTTCCATCCTTCGCGGTATAGTTCCGCACATTGATACTTCCTTCAATGCAGATCAGGTTGCCTTTACCGAAGTATTTGCATATCATCTCCGCCAGCTTCTTATGAGCTACGATGTTGATAAAGTCCGTCGGTCTTTCCCCTGCCTGTGTCTTGTAGTCTCGTTCTACCGCAATCGAGAACGACGTTGTGAATGTTCCATCCGGGAACGTTTTCAGTTCGGGAGCGGCTGTAAGTCTTCCCATTAAAATGGCTCTGTTCAGCATATTGTTTTACCTCATTCTTCTACTTTTTCAAGTGTTTTTTCAATACAATCTATGCACAGCTCTTTGTCATCATAGTAATAGAGCTGTGTTTCCTCTCCGCAGTTATCACAGTAATAATGCGCTACGTCTTTGTAGGGACAACTACTACCGAGACATCCTATCTCGGGCGGGCATCCCACGCACTCGTCTTCTATCGTTTTCATACGCACATCCTTTCTGCCGGAATTATCCCGGCTCTATGACTTTTCGGAATTTGGATTCCGGTATCTCCCACGGTGTTTCACCGTAGCAGTTGTGGAAATCAACTATCCATGTTTTTCCCTCCTTTGACCATCGTGACATTATATGCCCTCTTGCCCCTGCCGGAATTGGCGTTCCGACTATCGGGGCTGTCATCTCCACTAAGTCACCTTCGCAAACTTGCATTTTTCCCATACTATGTCGCCTTTCTGCGGGAGAATTTAGCCGCTCCCGCTCGGCTGTTTGTTTACGCCATTGCTGCGTTCAGCTTGTTATTGCGTTTTGATTCGATTGTCTCACTTCCCCACATGGTACGAATTTCGTCCATTGTGAATGTCTTCTTGCCGATTTTGTGATAACCTTCGTTGTGGAAATACCATGCACACTTGTTTTTGCTCCATCTGAAATGAAGCTCTTTCAATGCTTCACGGTACTGCTTTGTGTTTCCGCTCACCCAGAGCCATGAACCGCACACCTCAATGATGATTCCTTCAAGGGTAATCAAACGGTTTACGATTTCGCGGAACTGTTCGGGGGTCTCGGTCGTTTCCTCTTTGGCGAAGTACGTTTCACCGCTTGCGTTCTGGCGTACATTCTTGAGCCGTTCGAACAGCTTGTCGTATTCGGCGTTGATTTCCTTCATTTCGGCATCGCTACCACCGAGATCGGGATGGTGCTTCATTGCAAGCTGCTTGTACTGCTTTTTAAGCTCTTCGAGGGTTTGCGGATTGGTGAACCATTTCATTGTGTTTCTCTCTTTCTTGCCTTGCGGCTTTCTTATTTACATATATATTATACCACTTTCGCGGTATAGGTTCTATGTTATTTTTTGAAGATTTTGTAAATTGATATTCATAATTACACACAGAAAGAGAGAAACTATAGATTCATTCTTCTCTGAGAAACGCTTCAATCACGTCTCGCTCTGATCGGAATACAAGCCGGATTTGTCCGTCAAGGTAGCCTTTGTGTTCTTTGTGTCTTATCCGCTTGAGCTTCTTGAAAACACTCACGTATTCACGTTTTATAGCCTGTTTCCATTCATCCTCAGTTGCAAGCTTGATTCCGTACTTTGTGTTGCTGATAATGATCTTCTGAACGACTGTGCTGCTGTTTATCGCCATGATGTCTTTGCTCATGATGCGCCTTGCCTTCGTACTGTGGAAATTGTCGCTATCAATCTGGCAGTACCATTCCGGCAATGCGGTAGCTATCTCTTCCTGCTTTGTCCACTGATTTCCGCGCTCTTTGAGGTATCGGTATAATGCCCATTGGCGAGAATTCAGTTCGCTCATGCTATCACTCTCCTATATGTAGCTGCGACCGAAAATCGCAATAAAGTCTTCTACACTCCATCCATAGTGTTTCATAGCAATCCTCTGCACTTTTGCTTGTAATGCGCGACATATTTCAGCGTTCTTATGAACTGCATTTTCGCCGAAGATATGGCAGCGATTGTGGCATATGTACACTTTCAATCCGTACTGCTCGCTCTTGCTCCGGTTTGCCGTTCCAAAGAAAACGTGCTAATGGTGGCAATCAAGTGGGTCAGCGCGTCCGTTCCTTTCGCATATATAGCAGTGGGTTTTGTCGCTCTGCACGATAGATTTAGCCATTTCATCGCCTCCAATCTGCCGCATAGGCTTTAAGAAGATCGGTCTGCAAATTCTCATCTTCCTTGTTCCCGAAAAATTCAGCCCGCATAAAAACAGGTCGGTATTTCTCATGCGCTTTGATCTTCGCGTTCTCGATATCGCGTTGCGTGTGGTTGCACATGAACTGTCTGCAAATCCACGGTCGTATGCTGTAGATCAGACACTTCCTGTTTGCTTCATCGCGAAATGGGCATGTCATGTCAACTCCGGTCAGGTAATTGTGCCGCTGTTCCTTGATGTTGTGTTCCTTGACATATGCTTTTATTGCCTTGATTTCCTTGTTGCTCATCGGGAGAAGGTCGCTACAACATTGACCACAGCTTGAGCATTTGCCGCCGATAGTGAAATCTGTTACCATAATGGCTTATTCCCCTTCTTTCAGCAGTATGAAATTTATCACCACTATGTCTGTTATTATCGGGTCTTTTGATTTCAAGTCCCTTTTTATGGCATCTATAGCTTCAAAAGAGTCGACCTTCTTTTTCGTCGTCAGGTATGCAGTGGCAACCGCCGTCACATTTGGCACTCGTGTTACCGCATAGACCACATAATACTTATACATTGTGTTTCTCCTATCTTGCTGATTCCCACAGCGATAGCATATTCGCTATCTCTTCATCCGTCTTTGTTTCGATTCCGACCGCTTCACAGTCCTGAATGATGTTCTCTATCAAACGGCTCATTTGAGCGGTATCATATGTACTACTGCCGTAATAAAGAATCACGTTTGTACAGCCCTCAATTTTGCTCTGAAATGTATCGGTCTGCCATCCGAGTCCGTTTTGCGACCACTTATCGCATAGGCATTCAACCGCCTCATCTTTCACACATACTGTTTCAGACACGCCGCCGATTTCCTTTATCGCGTTTCGGTATATTTCTTCTTTCGTTGTGTTTAACTTTTCGGCGAGCTTGTCCATAAGCGTCCAGCAGTAGGCGTTAGCGTCAAGCGACCGCTTTTTTCTGTATTTGCCTATCTTGATTGACAGCTTCTCGCACTGATTCAGTTCATCGTACAATTGCTTGACCATCGGCTTCTCGTTGATCTCTAAAGTCAATTTTGCTTTGCCTGTCAAAAAGTCGATATTGAGCGATTCAATCTTCCCTGTCAGTTCGTTCATTGTTTTCGTCCTCATCTTTCAACACATAGCCGTGCGCGTCTGCATTGATTTCATTGATAGTTTCCAACGTCCGTATGATACGGTCGTTCTGCTTTTTGGGGGTTTCCAGTAGCTCGACTATCCGATACAGTGCTTTCAGTACCTTGCCTTGATAGTCCACTTAATCACCTCCTTTCCATTTGCCAACAAACCGACACATCAATTACTCTCCTTTCTAATTACGACATTGGTTTTGTTGTGTATGCTCACCCTGAGCGGTTGACGTGCGTCCTTTACATACTTGAACAGTTGCTGATACGCATTCTTTGCTTCTTTGCAAGTGTCGTATTCAAGGCATACGTTCGTATTCTCAGACGCAAGAAGTTCGTGCGTCTCATTGAACTCTGCGTCATAGCGTGATTTTCTTCTTTTTGCGTTGTACTTGATGTTATACGTCTTCTTGCTGAACATTTTCGTTCTCCCTTTCACTTTTTTCTCTGTGACCATGCAAATACTCATAGCGGCTATTCTCACCCATGTTTTCAAGCAAAAACTCTTCTGCTTGCTCTTTGCTCAAATGCCTGTTTGCCACATTCAGCTCGTAACAGTATTCGCCCGTTTCCAGTTTGGCGTTTATGCGTTCCTGTAGGTCTTCCTCAGTGTAATTTCCCTCTATGAGGTACAAATCATAATCGCTTGCTTCTATGCCGTCCAGATTGGCTGTATCCGTCGCATAGAGTGCTTTCTCGTTACCCATGAATATCCGATAACCGCATTGTGGGACGTTGTGACATAGCCGAATAGGGCTTATCTTGAATGTTCCATAGTCATATGTTTTGTCAATCTCATAAACGTCTATGCTGTGCTTCGGCACTCCTGCTTCAACCAACGGCATTACAAGCCATTCGCAGCAGCCGAACCGGAGTGTTGCGCGTTCATCTGCAAGCCGCTTTATAGTACTCGGCTGAAAGTGATCAGAATGGATATGCGTGAGTAATACCAGTTTCAGATTCTTGTAAACGTGGCTGAGAGTCTTGAAAGGTACGCCAACGTCAACCAGAATGTTCCCGCCGATCACAACGGCATTGCCTGAGCTTCCAGTTGCAATCACATCATATTCCATTATTCATCTCCTCCTTCCGGGTTACGAACTATTCGCAGTTCGTAACCCGACCGTTTCTTACTGAATATCTGCCATTGACAGCACGTCGCCTTGAGGGGCTGCCGGTGCTACGCCTTTGAGCATTTCGCACACTACTTTGTACTGCTCCTGCGTTGTCTGCTTTGTTATGCGGTACTGTGCGGCACACTGTATCGGGTCGAATCCCTTCTCTTTGCAGAGCTTTATGAACTCATTGCGGTAATTCACTGCGGCGGTCTGCTGTGCGGGCTGCTGCTGTGCG